ATGGAATTGGCACGGTCTTGAGCAGCATCATATTGATTATTTTGACCATTTACTAAACCAGCCATTAGTATGAATACCCCTTAAGCGGAATTGAGAAGTGCATAGCGTCTTCCTTATTCCACTGTGCAGCTCCTCCCCAGGTAAGCCCATATTTAGCAGCTAATGCAGCAACGTTAGCCGGAAGATTTGTAATAGTCTTACCGTACGAAACAGGATTATCTGAGGGATTAATATCAAAAGCTAGTCCATAAGAGTGCATAGAGGGTGTAGCACTACCACTGATAGGCCTGTTATTATACCCAGCTATTGAATAAATTTTATAACCCTCGCCAAGTAAGGCATTAGCAAAGCCCACAAAATGACTAGCTGCCGAGGAGTTAATAGTAAATGACATACCATTTTTTATTTTAACTGTAGTCTCGGGAGCGCTGGAACTAATTCCTTTAGGTAGTCCTGCACTCGAACTAGGAAAGCTGGTAGTTCCATTAGTAGTTGTAGACGTGGGCGTAGACGGCTGTGAGTTAAGTACATTTTGTGCATTCTGTGCAGCTTGTTGCGTGCTAAGCTTCAGTGCTTTACGTTGCGACTGAGCTCGTTTAAGCGACTCGCGTGAGGCAATTAAATTCTGAAGATTTTGCTTATTTTGTGCTTCGGTTAAAGCAGTCGATGTAGCAAATTGATCGCCTTGAGAAACTGTGTTGTTGCTCTGATTAAATAATCCAGAATTATCGACTACGGGAGTATCGAGCACTTTAGGTTGAAATGCACTAAGATCCATAGTCGCGGTATCACCGCCTGTTACAGGAGACGGTCGTACGGTAGGTTGGTACCTTTGCAGGTAAGTATTAATTGTATCAGATGTAAACACCATTTTTAATTACCTGCCTTTGCTTTTGCTTGTTGTTCCGCCAGCGCGCTTTTGTAGTACTGACCCGTACCTGTCACACCGGCACCTAATAAGTAGTTTAACATACTAGCTACATCAACCCCGCCAATAGGTTGTGTTCCAGGCTTGGCAGTTTGTCCTAACTTAGTTATTCGTTCTACATCCGCAACACCAGGAATTTGGGAAGCAATATAAGGGCCCCACCCCTGACCGCCTTGACTTTCTGGAATAGGGGCACCTGTATTAGTTGTCTGGTCTGCAAAACTTTTTACAAGCTGAATAGCGGGGCTGGATTGATTAACAATATTTTTAAGGAATCCCGGAATATTACCTTGTTCAGAAGGTACACCTCCCCATTGGCTAATAGTGTCATCAAAAGGATTGCTAGGACTTAAAATTGTAGAACCAAATACTTCACCAGAGGGTAAGACACCTTGACGACCAAGTCTGCTAAAGAAACCAGATAAACCACTATCTCCAGCTACGCCTATAGGCCCTAAACCCTCTGTAGTTAACCAACTAGGAATTAATTGGTTAACAGGAAATTGGTTCTCAGGACTAGGTGTTTGAATACCCAGAGCCTGCTGCAGCGCGTAGTTGGCTCGGGGGTACGCTTGTAATTTGCTGATGTTTTCAGGGTGTTCCGCCAACGACTGAATCATAGTCGGAACCGTCTTGCGTGTCCAGGCGTAGAATGGAATTAACCCGCGACCCCAACTTTGTTCAAATTTAGTAAGTTCTTGCCCATTAGGATGGAATTTCTTAACTCGTGCAGCAGCCTCATCGAATAAAGGCTTAAGCACGTCTAAACGTTCTGTCGGAGTTTTTGCCGCGTTTAAAGCAGTCGCTACAGCAGGTGTCATCCTCTGCTGGACTACTCCAATAAAATGAGCAGTTCTAGAGAAGTGATCAGTATACTCTGAAATACCCGCTGCGACGTTGTGGGCCTTTCCGCCGAGGGGCCGCGATAGTCTATGAAGAATAGGATTTTTAGATTCCTCAAAAAGACTTTTACCGACAATATCTTCAATGGTAGCGTAAGAATTTAACAGACCACGTTCGTTAATTCCACGATAGATTTCACCGGTAGATACAGTTGCTCCCTGCTTCTTAATAACAGTAGCTGTAGCTGAACCGCCCATATTATCGTATTGATCGCGAGTTAACAGCCCTTGGAGTTTACTAAAATCTCTATCCTGCAGCGCGTCTCCGTAGGCTTTTTTGTTAGTCCATAAAACTTTCTGTGCTTTAGAGAATACAGTTGGATCACTGATGCCGTCCATCCAAGTTAGGAAAGAGTCACCAATCACATTACTAATGTGGTGAGCAAGCCGGTAAATAGTTACACCAGATTTCCACATACGAAGTGCCGTGAAGTAGGCCTTACCCGGGCCACTTTTAGCCGACCAAGGTGTGGCGTAAAGAGTATCAACCATAAATTTATACTGATTTGCAACTTTGGGGTCAAATCTGACATCGTCAGCAAAACGTACATTATCAATTTTAGCCGTATGTGTAAATGATGTTCCAGCCTTCTGACCAAAGCTCATAGCAAAATCATCATCAAGAGCATATTTTGTGGCAACATTACTAAATGCTCGGTCGATATGAAAAAGATATTTGGCAGGGTCTAAACCAAACTCTTCCATAGGATCTATTGAACCTATGGAATCGAGCCAGTTATCACCTTTGCCCTTGATTTTAGACATACGAATAGGGGACCTGGTTGCTTTAAAGGCTTGGTCTAAGTCCTCAAAAGTCATCTGTGCCTTTATGGCTTCTGCCGAATCCAAACTATTTGGATTCATTGCTAATTCTTTCCAAGCACTTTTAGACCCAAATAAAGAATCTGATAAGTCAAGTAAGCTCTGAGCTAATGGCTTCACGCGATCGCCGTCGTCCATAGCTTCAATCGTCTCACGACCACTTGAAAGACCTTGGCTTGCAACTAATTTCCAAGCTTGAGACATCTCATCCTTGGAGAAACTGGCCCTCATATTTACAAACCACCCAGCGCGCGTTACTGCGTTATTCTGAACTGCATTGAAACTATCACGCCAAGAAGTATACATGGGACCACGTCCGGCCCATGTAGTTAAACGTGTGAGTACAGAGTTAACTGCATTGTTATCGAGGAATCGCTCCATCGCGTTGAATTGCTGTAGCGGAGAAGAAGATTTACCTTTTCCTAATGCCTTGTTTACATTAGAGAATTTGCCGTCTTCTTCGATCATATCTGCAATAGCATCACTTAAAACTTTACCTGCACCTTTAGTAACGCGGCCAGCCGCTACAGACCTAGCAATTTCTGCTCCTAAATGATTACGGTAAGAGTCAATTGAAGAGTCTAAAGAATTTTGGGAAAAGTTACGTACTAATGACTGTAAAGAATCAGCTTCTTTATTGGTAAGACCTCCCGCTACAGCAGCATCCTTTACCTGCTTAGGAGCAACTCCAGCCTTCCAACGTTGGACAAAAGCATCAGATGCGTTATTAAAATTATCTTTATACGTCTGTGCGAAGTTGTCCATGATTTGGGAACCAATACCCGCTGAATCAATTTTGCGAGAAGCCATCGCGCGCTCGAAAGCTTCTTTAACCACAGGGTCAGTAATTTCTTCAGCAGACTTTTTAGAGAATGCGCTAACGATTTGAGGAATATAACCTTTGGCCAGAAGCTGTGGACTCAGCTCTGACATAACATCAGTTAACCTAAGCCCTGAACCGTTCCAATCCATAGGAGGATGGCCGATTGAAAGTGCGTGATCCTCGGCAGAACGCATCATACTAATTGTACGTTTCTGTACGTTAAGTTTAGTAGCACCTCCTGCCAAGGTCTCTCGCGCTTTACTCTGTAGTTTATTCCACAATTGGGCTTGGTTAGCAGGCCCAAGAGTTGCGTGCGAAGCCCCTGTAGCGTCGTTAGTGCCTTTAACAAAGTCCTCTGTAGTACGTTGTGCAATATTAGCCATTTCCCCTGTAGCGGGAACAAATTTGTCAGCAGTACGCGGCAGAACACCAGATGTGATATCACTAATCATATCCGCTACAGAGTGCTGCGTTATACCGGGCTTTATCGCCTCTTCTAACTCGGGTGCCTCAACTTTGCGTGGCCTACCGTTTGCAAAATCTTCTACTGTACCTTTATTAGCAATGTGCGTAGACAAACGTTCTGAGTCAGGAATACTCGCCGTGTCTTCAAAACCTTTAGCAAAATACTTTAGGTCTTTATCCTGAACACCGCCATCTTTAGCTAGAGCGGTTACTGTAGTAGCTAATTCTTTACGGCTAAGAGTAGAAACATCTTGTCCTGCGTTGATAAGATTTGCAGCGGCGTCACCACCAGCATTAATTGCAGGTGTCTTAGTTTTAATATTTGAGACCTTTTTACCTTTGACTTCAACAGGTACTAAATCTTCGTACCAACGCTTACGAGAAGCCTGAGAGGCTCGCGCCGAACGCTGCGCAGCAGGAGTTAAAGGTTTCTTTATGTCACTGGCAATCTTAGGAATTAATCCATTTGCGGCAGTAGGCATGATCGGTGCAAGGGTAGTGTCAGGAGTAACAGAAGATACAATAGCGTGAGAAGCTGATTGTTTTGCCTTTAACGCGTCAGAGGAAGAACTAGTATCTCCTGCGAATAATTGTGGATGGCCTTGAATACCCGTTGGCGCGGAAGAGTCTAACTGCCTAACCTCAGGGGTAATGCTAGGTGCTGCTTCTGCAACATCTTTTCCGGCCTTAACAGCATCTTCAATACCTTTAACTGCAGAAACTGCTTCTTTCGGTACTTTCAGCAGTCCCGGCCCTAAGTAGGTTGTAGGATCAGAAAGTATATCAATTCCTAATCCACCTATAGCCTGAAGGATCCGGGCGTGTGTAGATGTTCCATTCACTCCAGCAGCTTTTAACACAGAAACGCCTGAAGTTTCATCGGCACTTCCATGATTAGTAGTATTTTCTTTTTGTATGAAATTGTTAAGTTTAGAATCTATGGTATTTTCACCGGGCACATTAATACCTGGAGCCATAGCAATTTCAGCAAGAGGCTTCATTGCAGCAGCGTATGCCCCTGCTGCGTCAAGTCCTATATTCTTAGCTACATCTAAAGGTGAACCATCATGGTTAAACGCATCAATCGCGATATTCTCTACGCCATGGCCTAAAGAACCTAACCACCCAAATGTTTGGGATAATGCACTTTTTTCTGTACTAGGTGAGGCAGGAGATGCAGAAGGAGCGACTGGATTTTGATTATAACCAGGAATATTCATGTACTGTGCAAGAACAGCCTGTTGGGGAGTTACTGAAGAAGTCTGACTATCGGGTAACACAAAAGGTTGTGGAGCAGGCTGGTTAAAAGCTTGGTTAGAAAATTCTACTAATGCTTTTTTCAGAGCCTTATTACTAGCAGTCAATTTAGCCATTAGCTTACACCGTACGGTAAAGTAGTATTTGGAACGGAGTCAGCAAGTACAGACTGAACAAGACTACGTAGCAAAGGGTTAGTAGAGCCGCTCAAGCCTGCCTGGCTTAATAGGACACCCGCGCTGTTCGTATTGTCCTTAAGTGCAACTTTATTTCCATTAGAATCTGTAATGTAACCTTGCGCTACAGAAGGATTCTGTAGCGCCTTATCTAAAGCAGCATTAGCGGCACCAGAAGGATCTAATTGATTAACATAGTTAGTTAAAAGTAAGTTAGCTGCGCCGGAAGGATTAGCCGTCTGTAGCGCCTTGTATACACTAGCAGGCAATCCACCAGTAGACGAGGTATCCGGGTTGAGGGTACTAAGTAACTTTTGCTGTTGCAAACTTAAGTTTTCTTGTCCTAATTTATTTTGCGCCTTATCATTACTAATACCCTGAATAGCCCCAACTGTACTAAGTAAGTTGCTAATCTGATCATTGTTCTGACTATCTACGGCAGTAGCATAGCTCTGCAAAGCACTCTGCCGAGCGCTCGCTACAGCACCGGCCTGTTGTCCCTTTAGGTCAGCGATATTATTGCGGTTACCTTGCAAATAACCTAATAACTGACTTTGCAAGTCGGCGCGCTGATTAGTGCCTTCAAGTCTAGCACCTTTAGCACTGTTTCGAGAAAATTGATTTTGTATATTTCCTCTACCCACTGCATCGTTAGCCGCAGTTTGTCCAGTCTGTGCAATAGCTCCTGTATTTTGAGCAGCTGTATCAGTTAACTGCGTGTTAAGGTTATTTGTTAAATCAGAGCTGCCTAGTGCTTGGCCTTGGGCAGCATTTGCAGTTAATTGATTTTGAATAGCATTGTTTACAGTGCTAGCAGCCTGCTTAGTATTGTTATTTAACAACGCGGCTGATTGAGCAGACTGCTGACTTTCACGCTTAGCATCGTTGTTGTAAGAGTTACTAAGCTTTTGGTACATTTGACGTACGTGCTTAGAACTCGCTTTAGTATCATTTTTCGCAGCGTTATTCTGATGCCTTAAAGACCCTATTTCCGCGGAGTAGGGGGCACCCGCGGCATTGGCGGCCGACAGAGACGCCTGTAGCGTCGCGGAGGGGTCTGTAGAGCCTCCGACAACACGGCTGATAAGCGAATTTACTAGATCTTTGGTAGGATTAGATTTGGTGGCACCAGTAGGATCAGTAGAATTATCAGGAGGAGTAGACACACCAATAGTATTTAAGGCTCCAGGAGTAGCTGAAATACCCGCGGGAATCCCAGCTGCGTCAAAGGGCATGGTGGAAGGATCATACGCCGAAGACCGATTACCTTCTAACGATTGAAGGAAATCAGGTAAATCAGAGCTTTGGGTACCTGAGCTATTAGGGTTTAACGTGTTAAGTAGAAGATTTGAAAGATCTGGAGAAGGAGCAGGAGCGTTATTAGCAGCATACGCTGACATTGCATTTTGCTGAAAGGGGTCGCCAACAGTATTGGGTGTGCTACTAAGCGCCTTAATAATGGACTCTTTAGACATTGCCATTACTTTTTGCCTTTCTTGCCGCTGCCTGAATTATTCTTTTTGTTGCTTTTCTGCTTAGGTGCAGGTGTAGTAATACCAAATTCAGCTGCCCTACGCTGGATTGCGTCCAGCCGTGCAGCGTGCTCCTGCTGGTCAACTAAAGTATTTTGTTGATCGGATGTGGACTTTAACGCTGCCTTATTCCGAGTATTCGATAAGGTAGCGTCCCCAACCAAATTTGTATAATTTTGGCCTAATTGGTTGCTCGCTTGCGCATTTAACCCACTGCCGAGAAGGCCACGTGACGCATAATCAGCAATAAGATTTGAATTATCTTGTGTCTGCTGTTGTCCGATCCTTGTTTTTGTTGTGGCATAATCTTGATTAGTATTTGCTAGGTTAGTCGTGTAGTCTTGACCCGCGGATTTTTTGTTTGTTTCAAGTTGATTAAGAGCATTTTGATAGATACTATCGCCTAAAAGATAGGAGTTAATACTAGGTGTACCGTCAGGATTAGTTTTATTTTTTTGTCCTGTGTTGTTTCCACTATTATTTGCGCCTCCGCCATTACCTAATTGATTAGGCGCTTTAGGAGCAGCAGGCATTTTAGGCTGAACAGGCGGAGCTTTAGGTCGACCTGGATTGATAGGCATAGTGCCTGCTGCTAGTTTACCCAAAGTATTAGGATTGTACGGCATTACTACCCCTTAACCAATCTGGACTCATATAATTTTGAGTCTGTCTCGCCTGTAGCGTTTTTAATAGAGCACTTTTTCGTGCTTTAGCTTTTAAGTCACGTTCTGCATAGCCTAGAGGATCGACCATACCCATTGTGGGTGCCGAACTACCATTACCGTAGACTTTATTACCCGCTGCATAGCTATTAAAATCATAATTACCAACAGTCATTATGTAACCTGCTTAGCTACAGTTTCCTTGACACCAATTATAGGATTGATAGTAAACAGTTTTGCAGGCCCACTACCGTTTTGTGCAGATCCGTCACTTTGCAAAATAACCTTAAAAGATATTTGCCGAAAGCGCAGAGACTTTAGCAATTTTATAAACTTACGACGTATCTTAAATGAGTCAGTCACAACTGTTGTAACCCACGACGATTGTACCAGAGGGTCGGCCCACGTGGCGAGGCTTCCCCACGTAGTATTATCTAAGTCACCCCATGTTATATCAGCAGATTCGAGTTCTTGAGGCATCGCTACAGCTGTAATATCTTGATTAGAAATTACATCTATACCCCACCACATAAGTCTTTTAAATTTATAGGGCAACGCAAAATCATACACTTTAGTTATCGCTGTACACTGAATCAAAGACGCTTCAACTGAATCATCGTAGCCATCTTTAATTATATACACATTAGTATCGGATAGTGTAGACGCGCCGCCAAAGTACTTTTTAGGTGACGCGTCAATTGACGCGTCAAATTGTGTTAATGGACCAAAAAGAACAGGTTCCCATGTTGACCATACCTTTGTAGTCAAATTATAACAATATACAGTTTCAAAGTACCTTACTAACATTAAATCATTGAGCAGTGTTAAAAAATAAGGGTATGTATAGGATACTGTATCTAATTGTGCTTTAAACAATACTTTGATATTTAACTGCTGAAAGACATAGTTTGTAGCTTGATAAACTAATCCTTCAAAATACACAAATGTAGAATTTTCGTAGGTAAGCGCGCAACGCGGTCCAGATGAACCTATTTCCGTACTGACTTGGCTAAGAACACCTTGAGTAGGTAATGCGTCGTAAGCGAAGACGTAACAAGACTTGGTTTTAAATATAAATAAATTATTATTGTCAATAACTATATCATTAATAGTCTGGCCGTCACCCTGACCTACTGGAATAATATTTATACCCGCACCCCAATTAAGTGTAGTGGGTGCCGCGATACTAATTGGTTCAGTAAATATGAGCTGAGAATTTTGTGGATATGCGGAGTTGCCCGGAACAATCCATACACGACTTTTATAAAATACAGCGTCTACGCCTTTAGGCATGGATGCTGATGTAAGTAACTTGTTTGGCAATGAAGGACCCTGCCAAAAGCCTCCAGCGCCATCACTGCGTACAATCAATACCTGATTATTTACTTGAAGAGCTCGTGTGGCTACAATATTTGGAACTGCGGTCAGCCAGTTAACTCCATCAATTGAGTACACAAGACCTTTTTGGAACAAACCACTAGCTTGATGCATAGCAAATAAATATGGAATGTTATTAAATGAGGCAGTCCCAATAATATCCATACCGGGAGTAGCTTCACTTGGTAGTATTGCTATTGGAGGCCTGCATACTAAACTACTATCAACATCAAAAGTAAAATTAATACATTCTACTAATTCTGTATCCGCTACAGCCGATGCGTCAGAAGAGGTATTGAGTCCACCAGAAAAAGGCCCTATTACTACTGGACTAGAAGTCATTAGTGCCCACCTATAATAGGATAAACAGTCTGATGCGCATTAGAGTCGGTAGACTGAAATTGATTTAGGGCAGACTGAACGTATTGAGTTTTACGATCAGCAGAAGCCCAATCCTCATCCATTTCATACGCTTTCATCAAACAGTACTCTAAAATATACTGAAAATAACGCTGCGCTACAGGATAGTTTGTAAGTAGCGTTTCTACCTCGGGAAAGAAAGAGTTGTAAGTAACTCCATAACCTATTCCGTCCTCAACAGAAGGAGCAGGATAGACACTAATACTGCCGGTAGAATCAAAGGAATAAAACCTAGGAACTGAAGTAAATGGATTTTCATCCACACCTGAGTACCAACCGCGCGCGTCTTTGTCTAAGTCACTTGGAGTTTGGTATACAAGAGGAATATAAATCTTACCCTCAGGGTGCCTATGACTAACAGAAAGTACAGCGGATAAAGACTCTAATTGTGGAAGTCTTACAATGTTTTGTCCTCTAATAGCAGGAGCAAAACTATGTTTAATATTTAATTTATTATTCTGAATGACAGCTTCGCGCATTGCGTCGTTAGACCACATGGCGATATCATCATCTGTTACTTGAACACCCGATTCATCACCAAATTGGCGCTTTACACGCTTTGCAATTTTTGTAAGGTCTATCATAGAATTGGCCTAAGTTGATCATCAACTTTTCGTCCACCACTTAAGTTGATGTAATTCTTTTTAGTACCAATAAGAAACGACGAGTACTCTTGACGTTCTTCTGACTGGTCAAGTTCTTGCTTCATCTTTAGAGCTTTGGTAGCCAACTCTCGAGATTCTAAACGATCGAGAACATTTCCTTTAGAGTTGTCTCCATTGAATAGCCTGGTAAGAATATCCTCTGGCGTGTCTAATTCTGAGGCAAAGAATACAGGCGAATTAGTAATGATATCCCAGATAACGTAAGGCTTTAACTTTTCTTCCTGAGTCTCACGAAATGCGGGCTGGATCCATCGTAACTCAAATTGTGGATCGTAATCTTGAACAACACGAGCTAATCTTTCAAAATTTTCATTAACCCAGACTCCAGTTTCCGTAGGAATAAACATTAACCCTTCCTTATGATTACGTAAGTATTTGCAGATAAGGGATTGGCAACGAATTCCGCAAAACTGTACTGAGCAGTTAAAGCAAATCCTGTAGTACTTCCATCAATAGTACCGCCGGCAGGCGGACTAACAGTAACTACGTGTGCAGACATGTTTTTAATAAGAAAAGGTTGTGGACTTGTACCTGTGGGTAACGTAACAACCATATCAGCACCAGGTGTGCATAACTGTACAGGTTTACTAGAAGAATTTAAAGTCTGACTTGCATTAATAGAAGATACGCCTGTAACAAATGCGTTATTAATAACAACAGGACCACTAAATGTCTTAGTCCCTAAAATAGATTGATTAGTTGTAATTTTAACAACGGCAGTGTCTGCTGCCGCACCGGAGACGTCAGCAACTGTTAAAACAATGTCTCCGGTGCGACCCGCTACAGAGGTGACTGCGCTACTCGGACTGTCGTCACTAAAAACTAATACGGATAAATCGTTGGTAGAAAGGTCTGATTCAGTTAAGTCTAGTTGTCTAAGCAACCACGCCCTAAATAAATCATTGATACTCGCGCTCATTTTTTACCCTGTCTATAGGTTACGAAAGAAAGTAGTAAGAACCTAAAGCAATAGGGATAAGAGATAATCCACCATAACCCACTACAAAAGTAGCACAACCGGCCGCGCTAGAAGAACCTCCAGTTCCATCACCCGTGACTACCAACGAGGCGAAGTCCTGTCCAGCCCCGAAAGCGAAGTCAGAACTAAAAGGAGAAAATGTAATAGTGCACCTTCCTCCAGGCGGCGGAGTTATATCTTCTAATGAGAAGACGATAATAGTTCCCGGAACAAGAGGTTGGGAATCTGAGAAGTCTAATACTAAATGGTCGTCCGATCCACCTGCACAAAAATCGTGCAAGACTGCAAATCCAGAACCTGAATAGGTGGCTGTCATACTTGCAGAAACATCAGATAATGTAAATGAACCCGTAGGTGCTTCTGCGGGACCTGGGGGACCCTGCTCGCCAGCAGCTCCATCTGCGCCCTTGGCACCGTCAAAAGCACCAAGGGTCAGGTTCCAACTACTAAATGTCCCTGTACCAAAAATTTGTGTTATGTTAATTGTGGCTAATGTTGGAGTAGACGGGCCTACAACTGTCCCAACCATATAATTGTGGTGTGAAAGATTTTCTGTAATTTTTACTACAGACCCAATAGGAAAAGCAATGGTCATAGGAGTAGGAAGAGTAAAAGACTTCTGACCTATACCTACAGCGGCAGTTGTGTTGGATCCACCCAAAAGGGAAGGCGTAGTTCCGTTAGTTCCGTTATTGCCAATTTCACCTTGTGGACCTTGAGGCCCCTTTAAAGTAACCTGTAAAGAAACTACAGAATAAGCTTTATCAGGAAGTACATT